TACTTGATGATTATATAAGACATTTATTATGGGGCAAGAAAATACCGCACTACAAATTATTTTAAAGAGGATGTCTGAAATGAAAGATGTAAATGAGTAGTGGAGTAGAGGTGAAATTATGGATAATATTATAGAAGTACAATTTAACGAAATGTTGCAAAGAACACGAAGTATCTGGCAGTATGATTACGGACAGGTTCTAAAAATTCTATCGGGTGGGGTGGTACTACCAAATTTCCTAGAGGTGCATTTCTCCTTATCAAGAAATAATAAAGAGTGCATTACTCGTATAGGGACAACAGTAAATGGGGTAACCGAGGTTCAAATACCAAACGAATTATTGAACACCGAAAATAAAACACATGATTATTTTATATATGCATTTATATATGTATCTACAGAAAAATACGGAAATACGAAATGTGAAATAATTATACCAGTAAAATCCCGAATCAAACCAGAGAACCCATCAGAAGAACCATTGCCAGAGCCGAATATATTTCACGAAACGGTTGAAGCTGTTAATGCGGCAGCTGATCGGGCAAAGATGGCAGAGCAGAATGCAAAGGAAAGTGCGACAGAAGCCGGTAAGCATGCTGCTAGTGCATCGGAGAGTGCAGTTACAGCAGAAAAGACCAAGGAAGATGCTCTTAGGAAAGTCGGAGAGAAAAAGCAGGAAGCAATCGAAGCTATCCAGAATCAGGAAGAGACCTCTGTAGGCAATCTTACTACTCACACTGATGGCGAGATCCAACGGATTCAAAATCAGACTGCAGAGTCCAAGGGAGAACTTGAACAGACCATTATAAATGCTGGTGTTTCCGAGGAAGAACTGGATGAGTCTATTCAGACTGCTAGTGACACTAAGACAGCACTGGACAAGTCGGTGGAGCTGGCGAGAACTGCAAAGACAGAGCTGGATACGTCCACACAGAAAGCTGGTGAAGCCAAGACAGCTTTGGACGGATCCGCGAAGACTGCCGGTGAAATGCAGGAGACTTTGAGCGCGACTGTGAAGCAAGCGGGTGCATTGGACACTTCTCTTGGTGAGAAGATTAAAACTGGGACACAGCTCAAGACAGACCTTACAGCTTCCGGCGAAAAGGCTGTACAGGACATTCAGACAGCTGGAAGTGAACAGCTGGGTAAGATGCAGGCAGTGGCGGAAGAGTTCACAGCTGATCGGGAGCAGATTGCGACCAACAAAGAGGATATTGGTTCACTACAGGAAGATTTATCCAACAAAATTACAAAGTTCTATGCATCGAATCAGGGTGAAACTCATCTGGCAGATTCTGACAATGGCAAAATCATGGATATGATGCTGTATGGACGGAGTGAGCAGAAGCAGTATAAAGGCATAAATTTATTACCGCCTAACATTAAATATAGCGAATTTATAGAAGTTTCGATTCCAAAAGAAACAAAAGTTTTTGCAATTACAGATGGAACAAAATTCAGTGGCGGTAACTTCCTTTTTTTTAATGCGGACAAAACAAAAAGTGAGTGGTTCGGACTAGACAAAGATACTACTATATCGACACGTACATTAACTATTGATGCTAAATATGTACAGAATCTTTTAGAACCCGGTTTAGATGTATCAAAAATATGTTTAGGTATTGGAAATGAACCAATATATGAGCCTTATGTTGGCGGTATCCCATCTCCATCACCAGATTATCCACAGGAGATAAAAAGAGTGGTGAATCCGATTATGAAGGTGTGTGGAAAAAATTTATGGGATAATTTTAAAACATTATCATTAGGAAACGTCGAACAAAAAAATGGAACATATATAGCAACAGCAGATACTATGCAAGTAGACATAACAAGTAGTTCTATTGGCGCCAGACCGTTGCTTTTAAAAGCGAATAATGCTTATACATTTTCATTAAAAACCACAGTTAGTATTTCAAGTCCTAAATTTGTATGTTTAAGATACACGAATGGTGAAAGCAATAACATTATTTTTACAAACAAGAATTTTGTTAATTTTGTTCCCGAAAGAGATGTAGAAAAAATAGGCTTTATTTTATATGAAAGCGTTGCGGGAGATAAAGCATATGATGTCCAGTTGGAAATGGGTTCAGAAGCTACAGCTTACGAGCCATACACCGAGCAATCCGTCCAGCTCCCCTACACTCTCAACGCCATCCCAGTAGCATCTGGCGGCAACGTCACAATCAATGGACAGCAGTATATTGCGGATTATGTGGATGTTGAGCGTGGAAAAGTAGTTAGAATGTGTGAAAGGAAAAAACTTAATACAAAAAACGGGGTTATTAATGAAGAATATAGATTAGCCTTTGACATTGCACCTTATAGTAGAATTGGTAATGACCAGTGCATATTTTCAGCATTTGAATGGACGGCCTGGACAACATGTACAGTGGGATCAATGGCATATATTAAAAATATACAAAAACCAAATGATGAATTATATACCGCGCAAGAATTAAAGGAGCTGAGTATTGATTTTGATGTGATTTATCAATTATTAGAGCAACAAGAAACCGACCTCACACCAGAACAGACACAGGCATTAAAAGAACTTGTAACCTATTATCCAGTAACAAACATCAGCGTCAATTCAGAGCAGTTGGACGGATATACAGTATTTAACTACCCGATTTCCATGAAAAATGGATGGGATTATGTAAAGAAGCAACTTAACGACAACCGAGATTACATCTACGACATGGACGCAAAGACACAGGATATCGACACACAGTCGGCAGAAGCCTATGTAAATTCCGAATATGCCGTGGCACTTACAGAATTGGAGGTATGATTATGTTATACAAGACACTGAAAAAATTAAAGGAAAGAAACGGTCTGACAGAAGATCTGAAGAATAAGATTGACATTTTCTTCGCCACGGGCAGAATTACTGAGGAACAGTATAATGATCTGATGGATATTGGCAATGAAGAAATTCGCTAAAAAGAGCGATAAAGGCTTAATGTATACCGATTGGACGCACGAACATGAATGGAGAATAACTGAAAATGTCAGTTTGAAAAAGTATCCATTCTATATTATTGTGAAATCGAATGTATACAAGGAAATATTGTTGAATGAGCCAAAAGTACAGGAAGCTATTAAACACACACGAGGAATTATAGTTTTTGAAAATGAGGTATCGAAGAACATCGAACTCTCTTGAAAATCTCTTAACCATTACATTATCTGATACAATCAAAATAAAAATATCAGAGAGGTAATGGAAATGGA